CAATAAAATTGGCATGGTATTTGCTTAAACCTGTAAATTTATACAGTAAAATAAAATTGGCATGGTATTTGCTTAAACCTGTATAAAAAATCAGTAAAATAAAGTTGGCATGGTACTTGCTTAAACCTGTATGTAAATCCAGTAAAATAAAGTTGGCATGATGTTTGCTTAAACCTGTATAGGTAGACAGTGAAATAGTTGGCATGGTATTTGCTTAGATAAAGTTGGCATGGAAAATAATAAAATATTTTAAATAAAAAACTATTTAAAAAGTGAGCATAAATAGTTGAACTGTTTTTATTACTGATATATTATGTTTGTTAGTTGAGCGGCCAACGTCCTAGTTAGAAATAACGAATATTAAGAGGCCGACCAAATTAAACTACAATATAGGTGATTTATGACTAATAAAACCGCTCCTTCTTTTCAAGTTAAACGCGCTATTACTCTTGAACTTCTTAAACCTGTTTTAGATGTTCCTGTATACATCTTAATTAAAACCCCTATTAAAGTAGGTAAAGCGATTGTCAAAGCTGGGGAGCAAAATATGGAACCAGCTAAAGTAATCAATTGCACTAACTTAGAAACTGGTGAAGATGTACAAATGATTGTACCTTCGGTTTTAAACGCTATCTTAGTTGAAGAATATCCAGATGATACCTACGTTGGCAAAGGTTTTCAGATAATCAAACGAGCTAAAACAGCTGGCAAACGTTACCATACTTTTAACGTAGCTGAATTAGAACTCTAACAACAAAAAAAACTCTACTATTCGGTAGAGTTAAACTTTTTTAAATAGGTGATTTATGAACAGAACTAAAGATTTTACCCAAGTAACCGTAAAAAATACCGACGTTAAATACTTTGACGTTGATAAAAATGAATCAGTTAGCGTAGTTTTAACTGGTAAATTTTCTACATCTGAAGTTAAGGCTTATATTAAGGCTTTTAATAAGGATAATGTTTTAATTGTTAAATCTTATTCAACCGATACTTTTAACGTTAACACAATCGCACTAACTCAATTGCGTGAACCTGAATCAGTAGAACCTGAATCAGTAGAACCTGAAAAAGTAGAACCTGAATTACCACCAAAAAAACGTCGATAAACTTCGACAAAAAATTAAGCCCCAATAGTGGGGCTTTTTTTCGTTACTTCAATAATTTATTTACTAGCCTTTGAACTTCTTCCGCATACGCGCCTAAACTTTTGGAACGGTCTAACCCGTTACCGTGAACCCCTCTTAACACCTCCCTAGCCAACTTTAGAACTATTTCCCTATGGTTATCTACTTCAACTATACCAAGCCTTATATAGCCTCTTATAACCCTACTGTATCGACTCACAACACGGTTTTTAACAGTACCTTGATAGTTACCTTCAATTGTCGTTATGTAGTCATAGCCAGCTGTTTTAACTAGCCCTACATGATCTAAAGTACCGTTACTAAACCAGTCAAAAATAATCAAATCACCTTCACTAATATTTTCAACACCTTCAAAATATCGCCCCATGTTTTTAGCTAATAAAACTTGCTCCCTTACTGATACCTCAAAAGGGAAATCATTTTTAGAGTAACCTACCATATGCGCTATTACACTCACAAAAGCCGCGCACCATTCGTCAGAATAACGCATTTTATATTTTCTACTAGGTTTAACTAAATCAATACAATTAGAATTGTAGTAATTAATTAAACTCTTTTTTATTTGATCGTCAGCATCTAAAAACATTTCAGCTTTTTCTATTAATTTATTTTTCATTTTATTAATACCCCACTTTCTAAAACATCTAATAAACCACTTAATTCTAATAAACTTTTATGAAAATTTATTTCACAATAATCAACTTTAATAAAACCATTTGAACTACCTATCAACCCCTTAACTTTTACTAGGTTTTTATCACGTCCTTTTTCTAAAACTTGAACCTTCTTTTTTAAATAAGGAACATCAAAACCATTTTCAAAAAAACCATCCCCTAATGAACCATAAACACTATTTTTACCGGAAAATTCCCCTATGCTAGTTTGAAGTTCTCTACTAAGGTTTAATTGTGTAGAACTTATTGGCGCTAATTCAGAACTATAAACGTTAACCGTAGAATTACCTGAATACATATCAACAGTAACACTAACGTTTAAACTTTCGTTTGCAACATCAAAAGAATTCAAAACAATTGGTGAGTTTATATAAGGCAAATATAATTCGTATTCAGTAGCTATTAAATCTAAAACATTACCTTCAAAATTTATAGAATTAAATTCAGCTAGTGGAATAGTGACTAAATCTTCTTTTATTGTAGGTGTATCAATTTCAACATTATAACCACCTATAAAAATAGGAGTTGAATCACCTAAAAAATCAGTAGGTATTTTATAGGGTATTTGATGTAGCTTAGTTATAAATTCAGCATAGGTCACTGTAACACCACCTGAACCCGATGGGGAAAAAGTAGCTAGTGGTTTTTCCGAAAAATCTTTCAACGTGTTAGCGTCTAAATAATAGAGTCTATTATAAGGGGTTGAAACTGATACAGGGGAACCAGTGTAAATAGGAGTAGTTTCAATTGGGTCAGGAGCACCGCCATAATCTATATTGTGGTGATCTGCACGCCATTCACCATCTACTAAATAGAATGTAAAACCTAGGGGATTCCACTCAAAACCCCAACTAGGTGATTCAACATCATTAATTTCAAAACCTGAATCAGGAATTATATAAATTAAATAGTTTGCAGTTTCATCATAACTAAAAGTTACACCTCCCCTAAAACTATAAATTAAATCACCATTAATTATGTTACTCCCGTCAGGACTTAATAAACGTTGATAAAATTCAACAGTACAAAATTCCATATTTACTAGAAAATTTTTCATTGAGTAACCCCTTGCTTTAGAACCGATAAGATATTAGTTATTTCAATTTCAGGGGAAAAACTACTAACAATATTATCAGTTAAAATTTCACCAGTAGTTTCTAAATTAACTTTTCCATAATCACCTGAATTAATTTCCCTATAGTAGTAACAATCTAAATTTAAAATATTACTTCTATAAGTTTCTAAAAAATCTATTTCACAATTTAACTTAACTAATTGTGAATTAATTCTTTCAACATCATTAACAAAATAAACCCTATCTAAATCATTTATTTCTACGTGAGTAACATCTAAATAATTAAAACCACCATCATGTAAAATTAATTCAGGTGAATAAATATTAAAATCTTTTCTAGGTTCAATAATTAGAGTAGTTAAAACAGTAAAAGTTTTATTAATAGTGTTTCTAAAATCACTACTTTTTTTCAGAACAATTTCCATAACTTTTTACCTTTAAAGAAAAAGGGAACCTATAGGCTCCCTTATGTTAGGTGATTTAAATTTATGCTACAAAAAAGACCACAAAATTTTCATCTAAATCATTATAAAAACCTGAATCAAATTTATAGAAGTTAGTGAAAAATTCAGCTTTAGGATTGTAGTTAGTTGTTACACGGCGATCTAAGTTAGAAACACCTACCGCTTCACGGTCAAAAATAACACCTAAAACACCACTTACTTCAACGTCGTTACCAGATGAAGTTTTAACGTTTATTTTTGATGTATCAGAAAAACCATATTCTAAGCCACTACCTTGCCAATAGGGGACTGTTTCGTGATTTGGTAAAGTAACCATATCTTTATTATATGAATTACTTAAAAGAAAAGTTTCACTAGCTTTAGCAAAATCAGACAATAAAACAATATGCTGAAATTCTTTAGGCGTAAATTTCTCTTTTTCACCAACGTTAAACAACGTGCTGATTCGGCTCATACGATCACTATACAAGCTTATTGTATAGGTGGCGTATCGAATAAAATCAACATCTTTAATTGCTTTTTCTACGGTTAAAGTTTTACCAAATTCAACATTGTAATTAGTTAACAAGTTTACTGCTTTTACACTCGATTCGGTTAAGTCTAAAGCCAACGGGCTACCAGTAGCTAAACTAGACCATACAGTTTCACCTATCATATTGTTGATAGTTCGCATTATTAACCCGTCTAACTTAACGGTCATTGAATTTTCTACACTAGTAGTCAACATAGAAATAAAACCGTTTAATTGGTTAACATTACTGAAACTTTCTTTAACTTGTTTTTCAGTAAAAGAAAGTGGAATTTCAAAAGTAGTTTTACTATTGAAAAATTTTGCAGTTACAGAAGGTTGATAAAAAACATCTGGAGAATAGTTAACGCCGTCTGTTAATTTCCATGAATCACTTTCTGTAGCATTAGGTAAACCACTAGAAATTTTTTCAAGTATAGAACCAAATTCCCAAGCATCCATTAAAACTGAAGGAACACCACCCGAATATAGTCGATCACTGAAAACAACTTTGCCGATATGGTTAACCAACTTTTTAACGTAGTTATCAATATTATCTGCATCAATAACGGCTTTACCTACATCAACTATGTTAGATAAATCTTCCTGTAAAACAACAGTTTCGCCTAACATAGATTCAGTGGCAGCATTAACTAAAGCGTAAATTTGAGTAATTTTCATTTTTAAAACCTCTTAGTAAATTTGGATTGTAATTCGATTAACAACGTCTTTCATTACCTTATCAAGTATACTGTTTTTTAACATAGAATCCAGCGAATTAAAATCATTTAACGGCGCTATGTTTTCAACAGTATTAGACTTGGTAGTAACCCCTGTATTTGCTTCAACAACTTCATTATTAGTAGAGTCATTATCTACCATAGTTGAAGCATTAAACCCTGAAACTTTATTAACTAGGTTTGAAGTGTTAACTTTATCGTCGCTAGTGTTAATTGTTTCACTAGTAACAACTTTATTACTAACGTTAGCGCTTAGTAATTCCATAGTTAAATACTTTCGCCACTTATCACCAAAAACAGAGATAAGGATATTTGCTAAAGCTAAAATAGATAAATGGTTATAGGGGTGGAACATAATTTTATCCCCGTATTCTATCCTAATAACTTCATCCAATATTAGAGCATTACCGCCTTGTAAAAACTCAAAATATTCAACATTATCTATTTCAGTAAATAAGTTTTCACCTTCTAGAAACTCTTTCAATAAAATCATTTTGAAGGTTCCTCTTTTTCTGGTTTTTCAGGTTCACATTTTTTCTTTTTTATAACGCCAATTAAAGAAAAAATAATTTCCACTATTTGTTTCCATTGAGCTAAACTAATTTTTTTCATCTTCTTCACCTTCTTCAACGGGTTCAACTTCTTCAACGGGTTCTGGTTCTGTTTCTGGTTCTGGTTCTGGTTCTGGTTCTACTGCTTCAACTGGTTCTGGTTCTACTGCTTCAACTGGTTCTGGTTCTACGGGCTCAATTTCTTCTACTACTTCTACTGGTTCTGGTTCTGGTTCTATAATGCCGTCTACCATTTCACTATTTTTCCTAGACCATACCGAGCCATAATCAACCAACACATTTAAACCATATTTTTCATTAAGTTTTTCAACACCTTCTAATCTGCAATTCATCATATTATCAATGAACGGGTAGAGCGTATCTTCAACAGCATCAACTTCACCGGAAGTTAAACGTTCTCTTTTCATATTGAAGTTAGAATTTAAACCTAATTCATTATGTAAACTAGCCTTAACATATTGCTGAAGTTCTAAAAGTGAAGTTATTGGGGAGTGTGAGCCATTACTTCCAATGTGTGATTTTATTCCTTCAAAAAATGGCGTATTTCCAATAACTGAAAGTTCACCATCTTCAACTTTAGAAATAAACAATTCCGCACTAGTCTTAGTTTTATCATCGTCAGCACTAATTAAAGTTTGCATCCTACTTTGGTAATTAGTCATTGATAAACTAAGTTCAATTTCTACTAGAAAAGAATTGAATTTATTTATTAGTGGTTTAGTACCAATTTTAGAATCATCATTTAATATTAAAACACCATCATTTTCTAAATTAAATTTCTTACTCAAATTTAGTGCTGGATTGTTTACTATTATTTCTGTAGGTTCCCCGTACACATTTGGTAGACCGCCTAAACCACCTGTAAAGGCGTATAACGAGCCATCAATTTCAGTTATGAAAACATACCCTTCAACCTGTAAAAGTTTCTCTAGTTGCTTTCTAGGGATTGTAGAAGGTAAATTTTCCCATTCAAACATGGAAAAAGTTTTAGCGAAAGAATATGAGTTTAATTGTGATAAATTTTCTTTTTTACTTTTGAAGTTATACATTGTTAATCACCTTTTTTAAATTCACTAATCATATCGTGAATAGCTTTAGTATTTTCATCAATGGCTGATTTAAATTGGTTCATTAATTCCCTATATTGTTTAGTAGCGTCTCTATTCAAATAAAATAAAGCTACGCAAGCCGCTATGGGAAAACCCACTTCATTTATAACCCCAGTTAAAACTGCAACTTCCATACTATAACCCCTTACTAGAAAATTTAATAAAATTACTAATTGAATTACCTACTTCATTATTCTGATAAAAAACTCTGTCTGTTTTAAAAAACCAACGTATTTTTTCCTGAATTTTATTAGTAGGTTTAAATAAGTTTCTATTGTAGTTCATTCTAGGGTTATATTCTAGGGAGTAAATCAAATCAGTTTCAACAGCCTTCAACGGCGTTGTTTTAACGTGAATGTATATAAAATAAACTTCATCAACCCCAACAATTTCACACTGATAAATTGAATCATTAAAATCTATAAAGAAAGTGAATAAAATATTTTTAGGAAAATACTTCATTGGTAAATGGGGATGAATGTCTAACTCCCAAGCCCCTCCCGTAATCATAGAAAGTTTAGGATTATCGAAAGCAAAATATTTGTTACTTTCTGATTTATTTTCTTGAGTTGAACAATACTCAACTGAAACTTTTAAATTACTGTCGCCGTAATGATAAACGTCTATAGAACCTTGTTTCATTTTTAAAATATTATTCAACCCCATTTCTTTAAAATAAGGGCAAAACTTACTAACTGTATTTCCTAGCATATAGATTTTAACGTCGGTTCGTTTTCTAACTATTGTTGAAATTGTGTTCATAAATAAAACGAATTCATCATTTAAATATAATTTGTTCGTTAAAAATTCATCAAAAATTATAGTCCTAATGTTAGGGAAAGAAGTTGATTTATCATGCTCACTGTCTGAAAGTGCAAAAGCGAACCCAAATAAGTCTAAATCAGAATATATTGGTTTCCCCTTTTCATCATAGTTGCAGAAATAGAATTTACCTGCCCAGTAATAAACCCCTTTAAATTTACCTTTAGAATGTTTTTCAACTTCCAAGTTTTCATTTATTCCACTAAATAACATTGAAGCTCTGCGGCCTGTAATGTCTTCTTTCCAACGTCTAACATATGCGAATTGGGAACCGTCTTTAAAATAGTTAATAACTGCTTTCTTTAATAGCGCGTATGTTTTACCGTTAGAACGCTCCCCGAAAATAACATTATAAATAGAATTTTTTTTGTCGATTTTTTCAGTGCTATAATATTTCATATATGTTTAACCCCTTTATAGGTATAACCTTGTTTTAGTTGATTAATAAATTCTTTATATTTTAGAGAAATTGAAAGTGTGAATTCACAATCCCCCAAGTGTATACCCGTTAAGGGATTTTCAACAGCTTCATTACCTAAATAATCCACTACTTTAAATTTATACTCTTGATCTATATATGTGTGAGTCATTTTACCAGTCTTATTTGCGGGAACATATAACTCATCACTAAACATTTCAAAAACTTTTTCAACATCACCATCACAACTTTCAACCATATAATCAACCCCCGCTTGTTTACTTAATCCAGCTACGGTAATAGTTAGTTTACCATTGTTTTCAACTAAATATCTTTTAGCTCCTAAAGTTTTAAAACGGTTATAGGTTCCTTCAAAATCCCAAATACCCAATGGTTTTATTTTACCCTCTTTCGTTTTAGGGCTTAATAAATCAACATCAAATTTATAATACTCACACATTAAATACATTTTATTTAAAATTTGTTCGTTAAACCATTCAATATATTTTTTATGGTTTTCATAATTCAACATTTTTAAACTATCTGTATCTGAATAAATATAGTCATCACCTATTGCTAAAATACCCGTCCACAAATTTCTTCTAGCGTATGCAGTAACCCACAATCCCCAAGGGTAGTATAAAAATCTATTTTTTGATGAATTATATTTTTCAATTTCTTCATCTATGTTTACTTTTTCAATTTCCCATTCATCTTTATAAATTGAATTATCTTTTACTACATCGGTTACACACATTCCATAAATAGAATTTAACATCCCCTTACTTAATAAATATTCTACTTCTGAACCTTCAACATCTTTTAACGTTGTTTTTCCTTGATATAAATCCAATATAGATTTAATTATTGATTTAGGTAAATAGTTTTTATAAGCAAATTTAACGTTAGCTAATTTCAGATTATCCCATTCATAACAATTTTTAATAATATCAAAATCTAATTCAGTTAAGGTTATACCTAAATTTTTAGCTTGGCTTATTCTACCGTTGTTTATAACTGGTTCCTTTAATCCATAACATTTAGATTCACTTATATAATTCTCCTGAGAAATTTTAGCGCGTATGTTTGAAAAATTAGCTTCAAATATTAAAGCAAAATTTTTACAATATTTTTCTAACATTTCTAAACTTTCTATTTCAACACTTCTAAACCTACTCATTGGAAATTTTTCTGAAACCATAACCGACGGGTAACTACTAGTAAAATCTATACTAGTAACATTGTTTAAAACTTTACCTGAAAAATTAGCATTGGCATGTGTGAAACCTCCCATAAAAGCCCGCTTCATTTGAATGTAATTTTCCGCGTCTAGTGTTAGATCATTCATTATTTTTCTATAGTTTAAATATTTTCCTCGTGAACTTTTTCGATGATTTTTTGAAGTGTAATAACATTCATTTCTAACGTGAGTTCTAACTCTACCAGTATTGGTAGCTGGAATTTTTGTTAAATCCCCGTATATAGAAATTTGTTCTGTTATGTAGGCTATTATTATCAATACATCATTTTCACAATAGGCTAATTCTTTCTTAGTTAGCCTAGTTTTATGATGTCTTATTTTTTTATAGTCTAAATCACCAACTAATTTTTTAACTTTTTTATTGGTTAAATTTTTAGCCGTGTTAGCTAGTGAGAACCCACTTAAAATATAACTGTCTTTAAACTCTATTCCTAGAGAACATAAAGCCTTTATTGGTTTTCTTTCTGAAACTGCAAACACTTCTAACCATTTAAAATATTTTCGCATGAATTGGAATTCATAGCCTAGGTTATGAACATAGACAACTAACCTTCTTTCATCCCATAACTGAAAATATTCTTTTAACAATTCACACAATTCATAAAATTCGCCCCAAGTTCTACCATAGAAAATAGGCGTATTTTCGCCTATTCCTATCATCCAAATATAAGCGAAAGCAACTTTTTCACCTTCAACCATAGTAGAAGTTGTTTCAATATCAAAACCAGATGCTAGGTTTATATATTCGATTTTTCGGTTATTTTTAACCGTAGAATAATCTAAATTATCTAAAGTTTTTTTTATTTTTGTGTAGTGAATCATTTTTATTTTTCCACTAAATACCAAGCCATATTGTTAATTTCAGGCATACCATCGTCACTTTCTAAAATAGCATTTGAAATAGTTTCTACTAAATCGTCTACGTCCATATTAGAAAGGTCGAACTCGTTTTCAATTTGTTTAGTGTATTGCGCTACTGCCTCCCATATTTTTTGGTATCCTATAGCGCTTGCTGCATCTTCTACATTTCTTAAATATTGTTCTACCTTACTTGATAACTCGAAAAATTTTGCTGATTTTTGTTTTAAATCAGAAAGGTTTTTATATTTAATTCCAGTATTTTCTGCTATTTCTTTTAATACTTTATTAGAACCTCGAACGGTTGAAGTTTTAGCGTCTAGAAGTTTATTTATTTTTGCTAATTCGCTTTGAACTTCATTATAACTTTTACCCTTAACCCCAAATTTGTGATTTCCTCCGGTCATTTGCTTATATTGTTTGTATGCTGGCGTATCTGTTAAATTATTTCTTTCTAATCGCTCAATTCTTTTATTTATAATTGCCGCTTTTCTACTAACTTCTTTTCTATAGTCAGAAATTCTTTTCTTTTTATCATCAAATATTTCTTTAGGTGGATAACCATCATTAACTTCTTTAGTTTTTAAAGGTGTTTTAGACCCTCTTTTACGTAGTTCAATTTTAAAATTATTATCAACCATTTCTTAAACTCCTAATATAAATTTAATAATCAACTCACTAGTATATAGTGTTTTTCATATATTACATTAGGTTTTTAAACATACATTTTCCATGCCAACTTTATCTAAGCAAATACCATGCCAACTATTTCACTGT